AACCATTAGATTTACAAAATATGAATAGGAGAGAGAGCTTAATTGCCCTTAATTCTCGTTTAGTTAACTCTAATGTGTATTATTTATACAAAGATATGGCTAGGGAAAATTTAAGAAACCTACTTAAAGACGCTTATTAACGTAATGTAGTATCGCCATCTATATATGCAGGTGATGGATTCGGGTATTTTTCAAATAAATTATCAACAATTTTTTGTAATTCTTTTCGTTGGCCAGCAACATCTGATTTAGGAGGACGATCATCTTCACACATTCCTCTAAGTTGGGCATCTCTAAGGACAATTAAGCAGGCAATAGCTTTTGTAATATGACTAAGCTGACTATCTGGATCAATATCTTCTCCTTCCCAAAAGTCATTAATATGGCCTATAGCGGCATCATAATAAACACTAGCTCTAACACCAGCTACTCTATAATTGTGTCTACCATACTTTCTAGCACCTTCCATCATGCCAATACTTACTTCTCGAATTACATTAGCAGGAACATTAGAAAACAGTCTAGGCTTTTTAACCCCAACTGCATCTTTAGGATTTGTTTCTTTATTTGCTTTAATCATAAATATTCCTTAATAATGGGTTGAACAGATGAATAATTTATAGAGGGTATTAATAGAGGTATATAACAGATAGTTCTGAACATAAACTATTTACTTCTTTATAGCAAACTATATATATTTATAAAATACTTTCTACCTACTGCATATAGTAGCTGGACAGGTGAGGATGATGAGATGATATTCACCCATGTTAGTTTAGTTCAAGAAGGACAATGTGTTTTATTTTACAGATATGACAGAAATCTTAAAGGCTATATGATTGCAGGTTTATTGATTTCTCCTACTTTGAAAGCTAGAATAGATTTTAGAGCAGTATGGAAATATTTTGTATCAGAAATAGTTAAAACTGATAACATATACTGCTCTATTCTACTAGATATAGATAATACTATATTTAAGCATTATCTGTCTTATTATACTACTATTGATGGCATTGATATTTATAAGATTGATAATTACGTAAAAAAACAATATAGTAATTATATCAAGCATATTGAACGTGCAAATAAACGTAAAAAGGTGACTAACCAATGACCTCATCAGCAATACTTGGTAGTAATGATAAAGTGCAGGATCTCAGTAAGTTGGTTAACTGGAAAAATCCCCCTACGCTTGAAAATCTCAAACAAGATTTAGAATCTGCTAACATAGCACATCAAGCTCATGTTATGGAAGTAGACAGCTGGCTCCGCATATTAAATGCAGAGCAAGTCATTAACTGTAAACCAGGTAGATCTAAATTGGTACCTAAGTTGGTCAGGAAACAAGCTGAATGGCGTTACGCAGCTCTTTCTGAACCATTTCTCTCCACAGATGATTTATTTAAAACTGCTCCTGCTACGTTTGAAGATAAAGAAACTGCTGAACAAAATGGAATGGTATTGAATTACCAACTCAATAGTCGGCTAGATAAAGTAGCTTTTATTGACGAGTATATACGTACTGCTGTAGATGAAGGTTCTGTAATTGTACGAGTAGATTGGGACTATGAAGAGAATGAACGTACTGTTATTGAGGACATTTTAGAAGATCAACCTTCTATTAGCCCAGATGGACAAATAGTTATCCAACAAATAAAAGTAGGAGAACGATCTGTACAAAAGAAAATAGTTACTAAAAATCAACCTGTATTGACTGTATGTGACTATAATAATGTTGTTATAGATCCTACAGCTAATGGGATTATAGATAAAGCTCAGTTTATCATTTACAGCTTTGAAACTTCACGTGCTGAACTAAAAAAAGATAGTAGATACAAAAATATAGATGATATTAACTTTGATAGTGTCTCTGTTCTAAATGAACCTGATTATAAAGTGCAATCAGATGACATTTCATTTACATTTAAAGATAATACTCGTAAAAAGATCATAGCAAGAGAATATTGGGGATTTTGGGATATTCATGATAATGGCACAGTTGAGCCTTTTATCGCTACATGGGTAGGAAGTACTATTATACGAATGGAATTAAATCCTTATCCAGATAAAAAATTACCATTTATTATAGTTCAGTATTTACCTCGTAGAAAAAATAATTATGGAGAGCCCGATGCAGCGTTGATCGAAGATAATCAGCGTATTGTCGGGGCGATAACTAGAGGAATCATTGATACAGTAGGTAGGAGTGCTAATGGACAGCAAGGCATTCGTAAAGATGCTCTAGATGTTACAAATGCCAGAAAGTATGAAAGAGGAGAAGATTATAAGTTTAATGCTAATATAGACCCCTCTCAGGCTTTCCATATGGATACTTATCCAGAGATATCTAGCTCTGCCATAAACATACTGAATATGCAAAATAATGATGCTGAGTCTCTGACAGGAGTAAAATCATTTACTAATGGTATTTCTGGACAAGCTCTAGGAGTTACTGCTACTGGGATTCGTTCTGCTTTAGATGCTACTTCTAAACGAGAATTAGGAATTCTTAGACGTTTATCCAATGGACTTAATCAAATAGGTCGTAAAGTTATTTCCATGAATGCTGAATTCCTAGAAGATGAAGAAATTATCAGGATTACAAATGATGAACTAAGAAGAATTGATCGTAATGATCTAGGTGGAAACTATGATATTAAACTAAGTATTTCTACTGCAGAAGCTGACGAACAAAAAGCTTCTGAATTATCATTTATGCTTCAAACCATGGGCAACAACATGGATGCAGAAATGAGTAAACTTATTTTATCTGATATAGCTAAATTACGAAAAATGCCAGAATTAGCTAAACGTATTGAAGAGCATAAGCCACAACCAGATCCATTAGTACAAGAGGAACAGCAACTTAAAATAGAGTTGCTTAAAGCACAAATTGCAAATGAACTTGCTAAGGGACAAGAGAATCAAGTAGACGTTCAACTTAAGTCTGCTAAAACTATTACTGAGCAAGCTAAAGCTCGTAATATGGGTAGTGATGCAGACCTTAAAGATCTTCAATTTGTAGAGCAAGAATCTGGGGTAGATGATGCTCGTCGAGACAAGGCGCAAACACAAAAACATATGCAAGATATAGAAAAGCAAGAACATAAGAGATTATCTGAACTTGACAAAATAGCTCTAAATGGGTTAAATAGTAATAATAGTTCACAGTAACTTTAATCATAAGGGGATTATAATGAAAGATCTAGAACGAGTTGAACTACAGATAGAAGAAGCCAAAAAAATTCAAAAATTAAGGGATGCCGCTATAGCATTAACAAAAAATATGCATTATAAACTAGTTATTGAGGAAGGATACTTTAGGGATGAAGCATCTAGACTATGTTTAGCTAAGATGGCATCAATGAGTCCAACCCAACAAGAGAAAATTGATAAAATGCAATATGGTCCTGGAGCCCTTATGGAATATATTTCAGAGACTATTCGTAGAGGTCAAGATGTAGACAATGGTATACACGAACTCCAGGAGACACATACTGAGCTTCTGAAAGAGGAGGCTAATGTAGCCTAATGACAGATTCTAATAGTCAAAACAAAGCTGTATTAGGACTTTCTGACGAAGACTTTTTAAATTTACCTATATCAGAATTTTCATATTCTGATAAAGAAACTGATGCACATATGTCAGAATCTGAGAATTCTGATAAAGATCAAAATACTGAAGAGAATATTACTCAGAAGTCTGACGAGACTACTTCTGAGAAAATCTCTACAGATAAAGAAGATAGTCAAGCACAGGAGGACACTGATTCAGAAATTGCTGAAAGCAACGCCCAACCTGAAGGGGATACCCAGATAAAGGGTGATGCTTTACAACAAGATGATGAAAAAGAATCTCCAGAAACTAGTAAAGTAAATTCAAAAGACACAAAAGGGGATACCCAGGATACTAATGAGTTTGATTACAAAAGTGCTTACGAGAAAGTTACTCAACCTTTCAAAGCCAATGGTACTGAAATTCAGGTCAAAGATCCCAATGAAATTATTAATTTAATGCAAATGGGAGCTAATTATCATAAGAAAATGGCACAACTTAAGCCTAATCTTAAGATAATTAAAATGTTACAAAATAACAATATGCTAGATATAGAGAAAATTAACAATCTTATTGATATTTCAAACAAAGACCCAAAGGCCATTACCAAGCTTGTGCAAGAAAGCGGAATTGACTTTCTTGACATTGATACAGATGAAAAATCAGATTATAAACCCCGAGATCATACAGTATCGGATAATGCATTTGAGTTAGATCAAGTGCTTGAAGATATCAAAAATACTCCTACTTTTTCTAGGACAATTAATGTTTTATCAAAAGAATGGGATTCTAACAGCAAAGAAGCTATTTCTCAGAATCCTGGAATTATTTCTATTATTAATTCTCATATGGAAAATGGTGTATATGATGCAGTTAACTCGGTTATGCAACAGCAAAAAATAACAGGTAAACTAACTGGTGTTTCTGACATAGTAGCTTACCAAATGATTGCTGATAGCTTATATAAACAAGGAGTATTAGCAGAAAAAACTCCGACTGATTCTTTATCTAAAACTAGTCAAACTGAATCCAAAGTTACTGCTGACATAGAAAAAACAAATAGAAAAAAAGCAGTAGCACCTGTAAAAAATTCTTCTGTAAAAGAAAAGCAGAAAGAAGTTAATTATCTTAGTCTTTCTGATGAAGAGTTTCAGAAGAAATTTGCAACAGGCATTAACTAATTTAGATAGGATAATATTATGGTTGATACTCTAACTTCTAATCCAAATACTTACAACTCTCCTCCTGGAACTGCGTCAGATATTGGCCCTCAGGCAAGAACTGATTATTACTATAAAAAGGCTATTATTGCTATACGTGATAAACAGTGGTTTACGGCATTGGCAGATGTACGTGCAATGCCTAAAAATATGGGTAAAACCATTAAACAAGACGTATATGTTCCACTGCTGGATGCATTGAATACGTCAGACCAGGGAATAAATGCTGCTGGTATCGCTCTTACAAATGGCACTTGGTCAGCTTGGAATTCATCTGGAGTTCTACAAGGTACAACTTATGCTAACCGTGCAGCGGCTGTTACAGGTGCTGGTGCTGGAGGTGAAGTTGCAGAAAACGGAGGTAATCTGTATGGTTCTTCTAAAGATACTGGTACTATTACTTCCAAAATCCCTGCTTTAACTGAAAATGGAGGACGTGTTAATCGGGTAGGATTTA